ACATACTGTGCTTCGTCCATGTTGTTTGCATCTGGATCAGGAAAGAAGTTCCATACTGATACATGTGAAACTTGTGGCACTGTTTTAAATACAGGAGAGTATTGTCCCTCTTCATCCCAGTTTGGGTATTCTTTGTCTACAGCAAAAGGTCCTTTCATCACACCTGTACCAAACAGAGCCATCTCAAAGGCTGTGCTTCGTAAATGTTTATTTGCATTGGACTCTTCTAATTGATCGTGTATTTTCTTCTGCATATTTTTTGCAGCAATCATTGCAGGACTAAATGTAATAGCTGTAGGTGTTTTACCTACACCCTCTCTAAGATTATCTATATCATCAAACTTACCTTGTAATGGTCCTAATTTGTCCATCAATGTTTTCTGAGTAGCCCCTGCAGGTAAGTCTTGTCCATCTCCTGAAAAACCATATGGACTTTCCATTTCATCTAATCTATTTCTAATACTCTCTGGTTCTTGAGGGTCAAAGCTTACATCAGATACTACACCTTCGGGTAAAGTTGTAGGCTCTACAGTTAGAGGAAACTTATTATTAGCAAACAACACATCTATTATTTGCCCATATGCTGCTAGTGTCTTGGTTTTTGTAACTTTAATAAATACTCGTGACTTTTCTGCTTCTGTAAACTGCACATCAGAACCATAAAGTCCTCTATAGTTTCTGTAAGCTCTTAACCATCTTTGTTCATCTTGTTCTCTATAGTCATCTGCTTTTTTATATCTGTCCATTATAAATGGTATGATATTATAACTTTTTGTTTCGTCCTGTCCACCTTCTTCAGCTACATCGTCAATAGCTATAGACGTGTCATCCATTATTATTTCTTCTTCTGCCATATTAATATCCAAATGTTGCGTCTGCTATTGGCATGGAGTTTGTTTGCCTGTTTGCAGCATCATAGTCAAATATACTAAACCTTGGTCTTGACATTATACCATATCTTAAAGCGTCATACAAGTGATCTTCTGAGTGAGTATCTATATCTTCAGGATTTTTTTTATCAAGTGGTATCGCAGGTAGTTGCGAAATAGTGTTAGTACATGTACTGAAAAAAACCAAGCGTGGCTCTTCTGTAAATTCATCAACTTGTAAACGCCTGTGTATTTCATTTTTACCTGATACCCTGCTTCCTCGACTTCTGTCAGAAGGTCTAAACCTACAGCCTTTCATAATCATTTGTTCTGCTAGGCTTGGTCCTGTGTCTCCTCGTTTGTGCCAGAGAGAACTATCCAACACTCCGTATCTTATATTGCCGTCTTCTGCTTCTGCATCTAATATCATATCAGCTAAGTCGGTAGCTAATACTTTTGATACATATAACTCTCTGTACACTACTAACTGTTCTGATGGGCTAACAGCAAACCATACAACGGCAGAATAACTTCCATACCCATAGTCACACGCCCTAAACTTAACCCAATTGCTAGGTATACGAAAAGGCTCAACCACATGTACGTTGCGATCAAACTCGGTGAAAGCTGCTCCTTCTTTAATATCCCAATCGCCTTCCAATAATTGTCTTCTTTGCTGTTCAGGAAGGGATAGAAGCATTGCTTCATAATCACCCTGAGTTGAGAGATAAGGGTTATCTGTAAGTCGAGCAGGTATAAACCTACGTTTGAATAGTGCTTGTCCTGCTTTGCTGTGTCCTGCAGGATATTTAAGTTCCTCTCCTGATTCGATGTCAGTGGCGTTAAATGAAACATTATACGGTGAAGGGTCAATAAACATTTTCTTTACCCAGTGGTGTCCTCGTCCTCCGGGGTTTGTTGTAGCTCTCATATACACAGGTAGATCGGGTGATGTAGATCTTAGACGTGATCTCATGTAGTTCCAAGCGAATGGTGTACCCCACTGTGTAAGTTCGTCAAATCCTATCCAACTAAAAGCTAGTCCTTGATAGCGTAGGACATCGTCATCTCTATCAAGGTAGGACATCCATAGTCTCGCTCCTGACGGAGCAACCCATTGCATCTTTCGTTCTGACCACTTAATACCCTTCCAAATTTTAGGGTAGAGTTCCTGACTTTTAAATATAAGTTCTCTTAACTCTTCTGTGGTGTGACGTAATAGTAGCCCACTAAACGATGGATGTCCCATATAACGCAAAGGGTCTGCCAACATTGCGTAGGACTTACCACCTCCTGCTGATCCACCGTATAGAACTTCTCTTTCACTTGCTGCAAGAAACTCTGTTTGTGGTCCTTTGTTAGGCTGAAAAATAACATTACGTGCTTCTTCTATTGGTAAAAGTTCTTCTTCAGGCAGGGCTAACTTCTGAATCTTGCTTTGCTCCTGTTCTACTTTCTTCGATCTCTTCGGCTTTTTGGATCGCCTTTTGGGCATAGTCTGCCCATCTGCGTAGGCTGAGAGCTTGGTTCTGTCGTTGTCGTTCATTCTTTAATCTTTTCATCAAACCTACGTGGGATATGTCTCGCCCACTATTTTTAGATAACCAGTTAGCAACTTGCCTGTACGAGTATTGTTTTATATACTTCCTTGCTTGTTCTAATAAATCTAACTCTATCTTTATAGGTTTTAATAAATTGTTATCTTCAGGATCTAACTCATACCCAAATGGTATTGTTCGTGCAATACGTGGTATGGGCATCCACTCGTTATCATCTTTTAAATCTGTAGGCTGTGGCAGCTTCCACTTGCCTAGTGACCTGTTTCTCATTCTTCTTTATTTTTAGGGGGCATAAGCATCACCCCACCTGACGTTTCTACTTGAACTTTCTCAGTCTTAATTAAACCAGTTCTATCTAGTAGTTCCCTAGCAGCAGACATTCTATCTCGTATACCTAGCTGTGTTGGATCGTCCAAGCTACTTGTTATGGCTACTGCAGCCTTCGGTGCATTACGTGCCATATACGTTTGTGTGGCTTCTAGTATCTCTTCTTTCAAAGCTGTAACCATCTGAGAAGGACTTACCCCCTCTGCGTATCCTGCAAGCTTTATAGCAGAACCTATGTCACCACCTGCCTGATCAAATAGCACGTCTAAGAACTTCTGTTGTTTTTCTGTAAGTTGTCTAGTCATGATGCATATTGAAAATGAGGACCGTCAATAAATGGGGTACGTGACTGTGACCGTCTAAGATCTATATAAGCGTTCATAGCTTCTTGCATTGTGCCGTCCCATTTAGTTATGTCATCTATATGCCATGAAGCTCCCCAACAAATTTTTGCACCAGTTTCTAGTGCTGCTTGCTTCATTGCGTCTGCTATATCATCATACATCACAATGTCCCAACTTGGGTCACTGCCATCGTAAGCCATTAAATCGACAGCATGTGAATATCCATCTTCTTGCACAAGATGTTTAGACTTCATCGTCTGTGATCTTTTTGCTTCATACAACCTCTTTTGCTCTGCGAGGGAACGGACACCATAAATAACTCCAAAGTCCACCTTACTCAGTTCAATGGCACGTTTTACTGTGTCCACTAGTACAGGATGTACACCTTCTAGCTTTCCTAAACTTCTTCCTGATAATTTAAATGCCATTACTTCTTCCTCATATTAAATAACTTACTAGCAGATCGTGTGGCAAAGCTTGCACTTACAATAGCTCCTAACGCAATCTGATACCACTGCGGCATACCTGCGAGTGCAGTAAAGCCATCTGCTACTATGCCCCTACCCCACTCACCCATGAAGCTCAGTACCAGAGGAATACTGAAAAGCAAAGTCAGCCATTCGTCCTTCCACGAGCTTTGGGATGCCCTCATAGCAGCTAAGTCCCAGTCAATCTCACCTGTTGCTTCTTTCATCCTTATAGTAGCTTCAGCCTTTTGTATGGCTGTCTTGCCTTCTATGTAGGATGATGCTAAAGTAGATACGGAGCTAAGTATAGTTCCTATCATTATACGCAGTCACAATCCTCGTGGCACTTCTTGTTCCACAACGCACACCATAATCTTTTTAAGTACTTTCTCATATTAACTTCCTTTTTTCCATTTTTTAGATGGAGACTTAGTTTTACTAGGACTCCACTTAACCTTGTTTGCCCAGTAAGCAGCAGACATAGGACCTTTGGCTATATTCTTTGCATGTCGAGATTTGAATGCTTCACGCTGTCCTGCCGTTTGATTTGTCTTGACACCTGCTTGACCAAAACGTATGGTCTTTATTTGCTCACCTTGTTTAGCAACAACGATATGTGATTTACCACTACCGTCTTTAAGTCTTTTAGGTTTGTTATAACCTGAAACACCTGCCCTATCGAGTCTCGGATCTTTCGGTTTCGACATTTGTTTTCTCTGCTCCCATCCATATGGCGAATGAACCTGTCATCGCTCCTGTAATCACCGATATTAGTCCTGCCTGTTGTGTGGTCAACTCTGGCTGACTCAAAGCCCATTCTATACAGCGAATGTAAACTCCTGTCATTACTAGCATCATAAGTCTTGGAAGTATTCGCCATCTGTCAAGTGTCTCTGGAGTCATCTTTATCCTTTATAACTTCTTTTACCCAGTCTCCATTTTCTCCAGTTTGCTTACAATACTCACATTTATCATCTTCAATGTGATGTCCACAAACGTCACAGGTAGGTTCATATAACACTAGGTTGGCTCTCCACGTTTACCACCCTGTTCCATAAACAATTTTACAGTATCTTCTGGCACACACATGATCTGCTCTGGTGGTCGCTTGCCATATTGATTGATTAATGCTTTAGCAAGCTTAAAAGGATGCTCTCCTATAAATCTTTGACACATAGTTGCATTATGAAAGTGTCCGTGGTCTAATGGGTGCTTAAATATAAAGATGTCCTTAGTTCCGTCTGTGTATACCCCAGACATTATTGCTACTATGAACCACGCCTTAACTATCATTTTCAAAATACCCCATATTATGTAACCTTTCTATAACTTCTTGTTTTTTTAGCGATGTTTTTAGGTTGTTTAACGAATTGTTTGCCTGACGCTGTGCCTTTTCTTTTAGCTCTAGTTGTCGCTGCGTACTCTTGGGGTGATAGAGCCTTGATTGCAGCTGTTGGAAGATAGCGTTCTCCAGTTTTCTTACTGGGCTTACCACTCTTTGTTCTCCATTTTTGCTTTGTCCATGATTTAAGACTTCTTTGACTTGCTTTTAGTGCCATGTTGTCTCCTTAGTTGCTCCTTTGCCTTCTTTGCAAGGGCAGCTTGCTGAGTTTTTCCTGCAAACCTAGCTCGTTGCTCAAGAACGGTGAGGATTTGGATTTTCCTCGCATAGGGCTTGCTAATTCTTTTAACTTTTGCAATAGTTTTCTTTGCATCTTCTACCGTAGCGTACTTAATACTTACTGTATCCTTAGGATTTTCATCCGTGTAGAGCCTTCGCCCACTTCCTTTAGGCTTCTTGCCTGTGCCAACCTTAGGGTCAGCCATTACTTATAGCCCCCACCTGCTTTTTTATACCGTGCAGCTAATAATTGTGCTTTTCTTGCAGACCACTGTCCGGGGTTACCCCCAGAAGAACCTGCTTTTATTGCTGAGAACATTCTTTTTCGCATTCCGGGCTTGGTATAGTTACCTGCTTTATTAACAGTGCTACCACCCTTGTTTAACTTTATAGCCGATAAAGCTTTTGCTTGTCCTGCGTGAGCTTTACTAGCCTTTTTTAACTTTCCTGCTACTTTTTTTATTGTTGCTTTTGCTTTCGCTACCATAGTTATCCTCGTATAAGTTATTAAATACCCTTCTGGTATCCCATACATAGTCGGTGTCTTGTTTTGAGTGAAAGATTCTTTGGGAAGGTCTAAAGTCGGGTGGTCCTTCTCCTGTCTCAAACCATGCAGGGTGTGTCACTCTGACTCTATTATTAGGTAGTGCCACTATGTTTCCTGTATACTTACCTGCGTCCATCAGTTCTAGTACATG